CCCTGTTATTTTTTTTAACAAATTAAATTATATCAAATGAACAAAGAAACTGCATTAGTAGATAGAATCTACGTATTAAAAAAAAGAAACACTCCGCTGTCATACATGTTGACATCGAAGAATACTTCAAGAAGTCCGTTATACTACTTTGACGGAAAATCAAACAGACCACTTAGATATGCAAGAAACCAGAAGTCACCTTTCGAGGATGAGCAGGATGGTTCTGCTATTTTAGAACCTATTGTATTTGTTGATGGATCGTTAAGCGTTCTAAAAACAAATCCAGTACTACAAAAATTCTTAGAGTATCATCCAGGGAATGGATCAATATTTGAGGAAGTAAATACAGAAAAGGATGCGTCTGCACAGTTTGACAAGTTAACCACAGAGTTGGATGCACAGTTGGCAGCAAGAGACCTTTCGGTTGATATGCTTGAGGCTGTTGCTAGAGTTGTGCTTGGAGGAAGGATAGATAAGATGTCTACCGCTGAGCTTAAGAGAGATGTACTTGTTTACGCTAGAACATACCCTAATAAGTTTATGGAGATGTTGAACGATCCAATGCTTCAGTTACAGAACACGTGCGCTAAGTTGTTTGATCAGGACGTGTTGAGGCTTAAAAATAAAGGTAGAGATGTATACTTTAACCTAGAGACAAACAAGAAGAAACTGTTGACAGTTCCTTACGGTGAGAATCATTTATTTATCTTGGCATCACACCTGAAGTCAGATGATGGGATTGAGACACTTAGACTACTTGAGAGTCATTTAGATTAATATTTTTTTAGTATCTTTGCAAGGATTATTAATCATAAACAAAAGATAAAAATGGAAAAATTTTTAAGTATTCCTGTAACTAACGAGCAATTTCAAATTGTATCTGCTACAGACATTAAACTTATCGAGCAAGCATCGACTACTACTGTTACCATCACTTACGGTGGAGGTAAAGTTGTTACTATCGTTCACGCTACTGCTGGTGCTGGTGTTGAAACAGAAAGAGACGCTATTGAGGCGGCTGTTGTTGCAGCGTTAGGTGAGGGATGGACAAAAGTAACTTACGATGTTACATTATTACCATTTGCTGTTTCTGGAATAAGCATTGCGTAATTGTTTTTGTTCTTAAGGAAAGCTAAAGGCACTCTAATCAGAGTGCTTTTTTTTATTATCTTTGTAAAAAGTTTTTAATATGATAAACTCAGTTAGAAATACAGTTCTATCTGTTATAAATAAGAATAACTACGGCTATATTACACCTGCTGATTTCAACTTATTTGCTAAGCAGGCGCAGATGGAAATATATGAGGAGTACTACTCTTCGTATAACAAGACCGTCAATATGGAGAATGCTCGTATGTCAGGTACTGACTACGCTGATATTGAGCAGCCAATAGCTGAAACTCTTGAGTCTTTCTTGGTTACAGCTAACCTAGATAACTATAACGACAATATGTGGCTAGCTCCGTCTGATGACACTACTGGAAGTGGGGCTTATATGATACTAAGAATCGACTGTCTTAATGATTCAGGCAGTAGAATTGGTACAGCTGAGAAAGTTTCTAACGCAAGGATAATGATGCTTTCAGACTCAAATCTGACAGGACCATCGTTAATGTACCCAGTATATATTTACGAGCAGAATGTAGACGGAACATCTACCATTGTTTTGTATCCTGACACAATCAGTGATGCTAATGATTATAATATAAGATGTACGTACTTTACATATCCTAAGGATCCTAAGTGGACGTACATAACAATTGGAAATGGTGAGCCAATGTTTGATCAGTCTCAACCAGATTACCAAGACTTCCAGCTTCCAGCTGAGGACGAGTACAAGCTGGTTATGAAGATACTACAGTACTCTGGAATATCGATAAGAGAGCAAGAGGTTGCTGCTTACGCATTAGGTCAAGAACAACACGAACAACCAACATTTAGTCAACAACAATAATTATGGCATACTTAACTGGCTATCAATACTATGAGAACGCTGGAAATTCTCCAGAGAATGAAAACTGGGGAACGTACCAGTACGTATCACTAAAGGATATAGTTAACAACTTTATGTTGATGTATGTTGGAAACCACAAGCTTATTAATAATGTTGATAAGTACGAGGTTCTGTTTCACGCAAAGAGGGGTATTCAAGAGTTGAATTACGATGCTTTAAAGGAGATTAAGATTGTTGAGCTTAGTATATGTGACGACCTTAAGTTGGTCCTTCCACCAGACTACGTGAACTATGTTAGAATATCACTGTACAAGGATGGCGTGTTAAGACCACTGACTGAAAACATTCAGACTAACTATAGCAACTCATACCTACAGGATAATAGCTGTAGAGTATTATTCGATCAGGATGGGAACGTGTTAGAAGGTACGTCTATATTAGACTACGACAGGATACATAAGTTAAACAAGAGCATTTACCTAGGTGACGGTAAGTTTAACGGACTAGAAGGCTATAACCTTGACGGTAAGTGGTACTTCAACCACACTATTGGAGCAAGATTCGGTTTGAACACAGAGACTGCAAACGTAAACCCTACATATAGAATAGATAAGAAGTCAGGCGTTATAAACTTTGGATCAGGAATGGCTGGTCAGCTTTGTATACTTGAGTACGTTACTGACGGTATGGAAGGAGGAGACGACTCTGAGGTTACTATAAACAAGATGGCTGAGGAGTTCTTGTACGCATACATTAAGTATGTTATTCTTACAAACAAGTACGGAGTTCAGCAGTATGTAATTGAAAGAGCTAAGAAAGAACAGACAGCCCTTTTAAGAAACGCAAAGATAAGATTGAGTAACATACACCCTGGAAGATTATTGATGAATATGAGGGGCAAAGATAAGTGGATTAAATAAGTATGGATTTAAATACTACGTTCCTTAAGGGTAGAATGAATAAGTCGCTTGACGAGAGAGTTCTTCCAGACGGAGAATATATTGACGCGTTAAATATAAGGATAGGATCTACTGAAAACAATAGCGTTGGTGCTATTGAAAACTCATTAGGTAATACTAAGATTACGTCTATTCTTTATGAAGGAGATCCTTTATCTACCAACGCAAAATGTATTGGTGCGTATGAGGATAGCCAACACGAGACAATATACTGGTTCGTAACAGATCCAGGGAATGTAGATATGGTTCTATCTTACAATGAAAGAACAAGTACACTTATTTACCACGTTATATCAACCACAGTTCTTAACTTTGATACTCAGTATCTGGTAAACGGAATTGACTTAATTGACGGTCTCTTATTCTGGACGGATAATCTTAATCCTCCAAGGAGAATAAACATAAACGGATCGTACGCGTATCCTACAATGGGAGTTGATAATATTACAGAGGATGATATATCTGTTATTGTTGCTCCACCTTTGGAATCGCCTGATTTGCAGTTAATTGTATTAGGAGGTGAAGAGAATTATATGACTGACAAGTTCATATCGTTCTCTTACAGATATAAATACAAGGACGGAGAGTATAGTGCTTTATCTCAGTTCAGTGATATAGCGTTTGAGCCTGAAAATTTTAGAATAGATTATACATTTTATGGCAACGGAGCTATGCAGAACTTATTTAATTCTGTAAACATTTCGTTTAATACAGGAAATAAGAATGTAACTGAAATTGACATCTGCTTTAAGTTATCTGACTCTAGCATTGTTAACATTATAGAGAGATATATAAAGGAAGAACAAGGATGGGGAGATGATCAGATTCAATCAATTCAGTTTAACAACAAGAAGATATACACAGCACTTTCAAGTTCAGAGCTTACAAGACTATTTGATAACGTGCCTCTAACAGCTAAGTCTCAGACCACTATGGGTAACAGGCTTATGTACGGAAACTACGTAGACGGTTACGATATAGACACGGTTATTGACTATGATGTTGTTGGTGTTAGCGAAGACATAAATATATCTGAAATAATAGTGTCTACATTAGAAGGTGTTGAATATAACATAAACCCTTTAACTCCAGTAACATATTTAGGAAGTAAAATAAAATTAGA